CTCTGTCTCGTGGTTTCCCCTGTCAATGAGTTGAAACAATACTCATCACTTGGATACGCGTAGTATGACTTGGGGTAAAACTTCTTACCACAAGTCACACAATATCGAGCTGACTTACTCATCTGTCCAGCCCATAAGTTCTTCGAATGTAGAAGAACTACACTCCTCAAGAAACTTACTGAGGTGGCTTGGTACATTGGCTTGTACTTGCTCATAGTATTCTAGGTATTGTTCTCCATGTTCTTGAATGAACTCTCCCTTTGTCATAATCTCTGCGTCTTGCACAATCTTATGATGATTAACTAATTGTTCGTCCATATATTATCCTTTCTATTATTATCCCACAAGTTTGTAGTATTTGTAAAAACCTGTCAACACTTATTATAATTATCTTTGCTACTTAGACTCATTCTAAACTGCGCCCCTTGCGCGCTCGCTGTAATAGGGGACCCTTGCGCATTTGCTGCCAGACTTGCGACCCCACCCCCGTACCCCGGATTCTGTATAACAGGGGTCCCAATGCCAGCACTATATGCTTGATCTGCAAATAGATATGGTCTAAAATCGTTTTCACACTTAAAAACAAAAGGTGCAAAATTTTTTATAAAATTTTTTCGAATGTTAACTCCTGATCAATTAAAAAACTTACCTGAAGACACACGCAAAGAATATTTGCAAACACTATTGTTGCTTGACGAAAAGAAAAAAGAACAAGCGATCAAAGATGATTTTTTAAGTTTTGTAAAACACATGTGGCCTGATTTTATAGAAGGTGAACATCATAAGATAATGGCTGAGAAGTTTAACCGCGTTGCGCGAGGCGATCTCAAGCGACTCATTATCAATATGGCACCAAGACATACAAAGTCTGAGTTTGCATCTAACTATCTACCTGCATGGATGATCGGTAACAAACCTGATCTAAAAATAATCCAAGCAACAAACAACGCAGAACTTGCAGTGCGATTTGGTCGTAAAGCAAAAACGTTAATGGAGCAGGATGATTTTAAAAAAATATTTAATACACGACTCAGAGAAGATTCTAAGGCCGCGGGCAAATGGGAAACGGATCAGGGCGGCGAATATTATGCAGCGGGTGTTGGAGGTAGTATCACGGGCCGTGGAGCGGACTTATTAATTATTGATGATCCACACTCAGAACAGGACGCAATGAACATGGCCAGTTTTGATAGGGTTTATGAGTGGTACACATCTGGACCTCGGCAGAGGTTACAACCTGGCGGCAGAATAATAGTGGTGATGACTCGCTGGAATGTCGCAGACCTGACGGGAAAGTTAATGAAAGCACAAGCAGAACCAAAAGCAGACCAATGGGAAGTAATCGAGTTTCCTGCGATCTTACCCAGCGGTAAGCCGGTGTGGCCTGGTTATTGGAAGCTAGAAGAGTTAGAAGCGGTGAAAGCATCCGTAAGTATATTAAAATGGAATGCGCAATACCAGCAAAATCCAACAGCAGCAGAAGGTAGTATTATAAAACGTGAATGGTGGCAAGTGTGGGAGAAAGAAGAACTACCACCGCTACAGCATGTTATACAATCCTACGATACAGCGTTTATGAAAAAAGAAACTGCTGACTATTCTGCTATTACAACATGGGGTGTATTTACACCAGACGAGGACAGCGGACCGCAGTTAATACTAATTGACATGGTAAAAGACAGATTTGAGTTTCCAGAACTGCGTAGAATAGCAAAAGAACAATATGACTATTGGAAGCCAGAAACGGTGATCGTGGAGGCAAAAGCATCAGGATTGCCTTTAACCTATGAATTACGCAAACTTGGCATACCAGTTATTAACTTTACACCTAGCAAGGGAAATGATAAACATACTAGAATAAACTCGGTTGCACCTTTATTTGAATCTGGTATGATTTGGGCACCAGAAAAAAAATGGGCAGAAGAGGTAATTGAGGAATGCGCTGCATTCCCGCTAGGCGAACATGATGACTTAGTGGATAGCATGACTCAAGCAGTAATGAGATTTAGACAAGGTGGTTTTGTAGAACATCCCGACGATTACGAAGATGAGCCTTTACCACAACAACAAAGGACGTACTATTAATGAAAAAAGAATTACTGAAAAGAATTCTAGGAGGACTTGGTTCTTTATTTAAAGACCGAGGTAAGTACTTTGATCCAACAAGTCCGAACTTTGGTGAAATATCAACTCTATTAAAAGGCGCTCCTAAAAACAGAATTGCAACAGACAAACAATTATTAGAAGCTGAAGTCATGCAACGAATGATGGCTGATCCAAAATACACTTCATTTAGAAAATCAGTATTAGGTGAAACAGCAGAAGACGACGCGTTAGAAAATTTACAAACAATGATCTTGGGTAAAGACCCTGCAGTTATAAATCCAAATTCTGCACGTGGACGAAAAATGATGAGAGAGATGCAATTCTTTCCAAAAGAAAAACAAGGCATCACTTCAGCAAAAGCAGTTGAAGAAGAATCAGATAGAATTTTAAAAGCAATGCGTGACATGGAAACACAGTCAAAAGATATGTTGACTGAATCTACGTTCTTACTTGACGAACAAAAACTAAAGAACGAAGCAGTTGATATGTTTATGCGTGAAATAGAAGACGGCTTTGAACCAACTGCAGCATTAGAAAGAATGATTAGAAAAATTAAATTAGCTAGAACTAAACAAGCAGATGGTGGACGTGTTGGAATGAAGTTTGGAGGAATATCTAGCAAAGGTTTAAATTATTTATTAGATCCAAAACTAAGACAAGATATAAAAGAATTATTACTAATGAGACCAAAAGCAAACATGGGTTCAGACCCAGCTAAAACTGCTGACATGCAACAAGCTGTAAACGTGATCAGAGATCCGCGCACAGATCTTGAGCGAATACTAAAAGACAGAGCAGATGGTACAAAAGCTACACCACTAGACACAATGACAATTCGTGAACTAGAACAAATGGTGCAAGACTCACCACGATACACAGACGAACAAAAAGCTGTGTTCTTTAAATTAATTGACAAAGAAAAAATAAGAGCAAATCATTTTTATAATACAGGCGAAGAATTACCTGATGACATGCTTGAAATGTTATACCAACAAGGCGAAGGTAACTTTAACCAAGGCGGACGTGTGGGTATGTTTGCAGGTGGTAGTTTAATTGGTAAAGGTATTATGGAAGCCGCTAAACTTGCACAAAAAGGAGTTAAACCATTTGGTGCAAAACAAACTTACAAACAAAATGTTAAAATGGTTGGCATGGACGAATTTCAAGAAGCTATGAAAAAAGAATTTGATTTAGAACTTTATAAAATAAATAAAGTTAGAGGACAAGGAAACCCAGAAGCAGAGCTATTTGATTTATACGAAGATGTTTTGTCTGGAAAACGTTATAGCATGCTACCAGATAAAACACGTCAAGAAATGATGGATCAAATAGAAGATGCTATGAGAGACTATAATGTTGATGGAGGAGACTTTCAAAACTTTATGGGTTACATGGCTGATGAGTATGGTGTATCGCGTGATGTTCAAAACAATCCAACTAAATTTTTAAAAGATGTGACAAAATCAGCAACGATAATACCATTTAAACCAAAGACAAAAAAAGCAAACGGTGGTACAATACCGCCACTAAAAGGCCCAGCGTCAGACGGCATGGGAAGTTTATTTAGGAGAAAATAATGGCTATAGATAAAGCACTAGAAAACCAACTCAAAGTTCCACAAACAGTCTACGACGAAGAAGTAGAACTAATGGCAGAACAACCACAAGAATTCCAAGAAGGTGGTGACGTTGATGTAGAAATGACTGATGATGGTGGAGCAGAAATAAACTTTGATCCTGCTGCAGAAATGATGGCAGGCGCACAAGAGCACGATGCTAACTTAGCAGATTTTTTAGACGAAGGAGTGTTAACTGAAATTGCAGCTGACCTAGAAGAAAACTATGATGAGTACAAAAGCTCAAGAGCAGACTGGGAAGATGCATACACAAAAGGTTTAGACCTGTTGGGTTTTAAATACGAAAACAGATCAGAACCATTCCAAGGTGCATCAGGTGCAACACACCCTGTACTTGCAGAAGCAGTTACACAATTTCAATCACTAGCATATAAAGAATTATTACCAGCAGACGGACCTGTTAGAACGAAAGTTGTAGGCATGATAAACGCTGACAGACAAAGACAAGCGGACAGAGTTAGAGATTACATGAACTATCAAATCATGTGCGAGATGAAAGAATACGAGCCAGAGTTTGATCAGATGTTATTTAACTTACCGTTGTCAGGTTCTACATTTAAAAAAGTTTATTACGATGCATCTCTTGGACGTTGTGTGTCTAAGTTTGTACCTGCAGAAGATTTAGTTGTACCATACAACGCAACTTCACTAGAAGATGCAGAAGTTATTATTCACACAATTAAAATGTCAGGTAACGAATTGCGTAGACAACAGTTAGCAGGTTTTTATAAAGATGTTGACATTGGCGAAGGCTCGCTGTCAGACACTGGTGATGTAAAAGATACAAAAGATAAAATAGAAGGCACAGCAAGAGGCAATAACGAAGAAATACACACACTCTTAGAATGTCACCTTAATTTAGATCTTGAAGGGTTTGAGGATATGAACCCACA